ATATTCTTATAATCCATACCTCTTTCTTCTATAACATAAGCAGCTGCATCGATATAAGATAGATTATTGTTTGCTACAAGATGTTCCACTGCTGCAGAAAATCTTTTACGAGTCATAATCTTTTGTTCTATTGGATTATCCGACAAACTCATCTCCTTCATCCCAAGCACAACCTGTAAGGCCACCTGCTTGCAATGCTTTTAGAGTTCTTAATACCTCTTGTGCATTTCTACCTGTGTCTAATGCATTCACTGATACATGTTGTATAGTTCTATCTTTATCAAAAATAAAAGTAGCTCTGTAAGGTACACCTTCATCGCCATTTACAATGCCTAAAGTATGTGATAGTCCTAATCCACAATCTGCAGCAAGTGTATGATTAATATTGCCTATTGTATTATTTTCTTGTTTCCATGCTAATTTACAGAACTCATTGTCTCCACTGATTCCTACTACATTTGCATGGTCGACTAAACAATCCATTGCTGCAATTTCTGTTGGACATATAAAGGTAAAGTCCTTTGGATAAAAATAAACGACAGACCAATCTTTTTTAAGTGGTTCATATCCTTCATATATATTTACTCTCACAAATTCATTTTTTTCATTTATTCCCTGTAGTGAGAAAGCAGGGAATTTATCTCCAACTGATAACATATTTTCCTCCTAAAATACTCTCATTAATATACAGTCAGCGTTAATTCTGCCTGTAGGTTTATCAATTTTTGTTGTTATTGAATCCCAAACCTTTTCGATTTGTTTTTCAGTTTTATTCAAAATCATTGGTAATATTTCATCAGGTTTTCTTAATGTAGCTTGGCGAGATTGTTTATCAAAATTCTTAATACTTGTACCAGCTATTTCAAATCCGGATGTTGCCGATGTGACATATTCAATCAGTTTTCTATTCTTACGATTGTATATATACAGTTTATGCTTTGTAGGAATTAATATTGGATTAATAGAAGTAAGTTTAGCATCTATGTCTTCTTCACAATACTTAAGTTTAGCTACTTGAGCATCTGATGACTTTGGCTTTTTAGCTCTAGGTATTCTAGTAGCTTTAAATGAATCTCTTAATCTTTCTAAATCAGCAAAGATATCTTCAAACTGTTTTAGCATTTTTCTTTTATTACCTTTTGATATATGTGAATAAGCTTCTACGCATTGGTCACATGTTTTATCGTATGCATCTTTTACATTATTATATTCTTCTTCAATCATTGATTTAAATATGTTAATTGCATTGCCTTTTAATCCATGCATTTTAAATCTGTTGTATGCACTAAACTTTTGTGTATAGTTTTCATCAAACCAACCTTCAACAATTTCATTATCAAAATCATGATAAATTGTTTCAACAACTTTTCTACGAGTTCTTTCAGCTGGTGTAATAACTACTATATTTGCTTTCTTTGCATCTTCAACTTTCTTTTCTTTTAAGCCTTCTTTATACAATTCATTGATTTGCTCTTTAAAGTTTTCAATTGTAGCATCATCATACTTCCAACCACGATATAGAATCTTAATACCTTTGTTGACTTTCATAAACTTCCAGTCTTTTAATCTTTTTAAAACTGATAGTTTCTTTTTATTAAAGCCACAATACTCAGTTGCGAACTGATAAGTTGTTGGCATGTAATCTTTTGATTTATAAAAATAATTATACCAATGTGCAGCTTTTGTCCAAGCTGACATATCAGTAAAATCTTGTTCATCTGTAAATAACGGTTCTACGCCTAGATACTTATCATCTAAACTTGGTCCTCTACGTTTTGTTTTAGCCATATTTCTCCTTAAAAATATTGTGCAATATAAGCTACCCACAATGGTAGTGTGATTATTGCTGTAATTATTAATATGTTATCGTTTAACCATTTTTCCATAATTATATTATACCATAGTTTTTAGTGAATGTACACCGTTAAATTGGCCAGGTCTCCGCGGGGTGATAAGGAGTTGCGTTGATGAGACCTGACCACTGATTAAATTTTTACTCCTAATACGTAGTTTTCTGCAGCACTTTCTGCATAAGCTTCGCTTTTACCTTCATAGATTTCTGTTTTATCAAGTGCATCTTTTATATAATATTCAACACCCCATTCCCCATCACCTCTACGAAATACCTCAGCTTTTCTATCCATATTCTCACTCCAATGAGATGAATAATAATCAACTGTGTATTCTTTCTTTTCTTTTATTTCTATAAGATTATCGATTTTAGCTTCAATATCATCTAGTCTTGACATTACGTCATCAAAATTATAATAACTCATTTTTTCTCCTTAGTTATTTCATCATATATAAATTTTATTGTATTTAATGCAATACAAAACATTAAAAAATATAAAAAGTATTCCATTAATCTTTTTCCCAAAACATTTTTACTCTCTTACCAGTCTTTTGTTCATGAACACATATCGATTGCACATATAAGAAAAAAAATCCAAATATACTTAATACGATACCTAACACAAATTGTAATGCATCACTCATTAGTTTCTCCTCATTTTGCTGATGTCCTCAGCTTCTTGTTGTGAAATAACTGGAACAGCATTTGATTTATGCATTGTTGCAATACCTTTTACCAAAGTACCAGTGTATTTCATTGTTTCTTTTTTAGTACAATCACCTGCGATTTCATGGTAATTACCATTTGCCATGTATTCTTCCATTAGTGATTTATACTGCTTTGCTTGTTGTTCTCTTAATATTTGTAAAGAAGATTTTTTAGGTTGCATTGATTTGAATTCAATTGGCTTTTTCTTTACTGCATTTGCTGCATGCTTTTTTCTTTTTCTACCTGTTGGGTCATATCTTAAAGAACCCATATAAAAACTTGTCATTCCCATTATAACCTCGATATTTGTCCTAATATGTTATCTACTTCAGGGTCGTTTAAATGACCAATAACATCATTTGTTATTTCAGTATCATAACATAATTCACCTTCATATAAAACAGCAAGTTCCCATAGACCTTTTGAATAGCCATAAGAACCTTTGTGCTTGATTACACTTGCACCATAACCATTTGGAAATCTATATACTTTTTGTATGCCTTCCATGTGATTGTTTGTTTCTATTAAATATTCGTTCATAATGTATATTATATCATACTCTTTTACAAATGTAAAGGATTATTTTAATTATTTTGAGTATAACTATTGATTAAGTCGTCTCCTTTTAGTTCATATTCAGTAAAAATATATTTTTCACCACTATCTAAAGTTCTTTCGACTCTGCCAGAATTATATTCTACGTCTAAAACATTTTTTCCATCAGCTGTATCTTCTGGTCTATTATCATACCACATTGAAGATAATGAATGCGCATGTAATGCTTTTACTTCTTTTGCCCATTTTTCAGCAGCTAATTTTTGTCTTTGTCTTTCAACTTTATAATCATATTGTCCCATTAGATTTTTCTCCTTTTTCTAATAATCTTAATAGTTCTCTTAGTTTCAAATCCCATAACAATTTAAAATCTGGGTCCTGTGCTCTATCTCTTGCTTCTCTTAAAGCAATTGCTCTTTGCATTCCTCTATTCATTGGTTAATCCATCTAAAACATCTATGTCATGATTACCATAAATCTTAACTTTAAATGTATCGCTTTTTCTGACATGTTCTACCATGTGCGGTAAATCATATCCCTTACTTTCTAAAACTTGAACTTTTTCAGTAAAAGTTCTATAGTCATCTCTACTTAATGTTGCTTCCATTAATTCCACTCCTGGTCTAATTTTGATGCATTGTATGCATCCATATAAGATGTATCTTCTAGAAATCTACCGACTTCTTTATCAGAATAATACATGTTTTCTGGAGTATTGAAATCGAGAGAGCCTGGCATATCTTTACCAGCTTTCTTAACTGACTTAGTCAGCTTTTTATGTAATTTCATTTCCTCCTTGATTTGTTTCTTACGTTCGTCGAGCTTTTTAATAGTGTCTTGAAATTCAAATTCTTCTTTAATTTTCAACAACTCTGCTTTAAATTCGTCAAATGTTTTACTCATAGGTATTCTCCTTCAATTAAATTAGTATCACTTGGTAATCTACCAAAATTAGACGAGTTTAAACTCGTAGCATGACATTGATTGTCATACATTTTTCTTTGTTTACTTACAATGTATTTTGCTAATGACTTTGCTTTCTTTTCGTCATCAGCGTAAATAAACATTTCGGTTGTTAATACAAATCT